TCACACTCTACGCTTCCTCGACGCCACAGCTCTGTATGTGCGGTCCAACGAAGCATCATCGAGTTCCTTGATGCTCGACGCCTTAAACGTCTTGCGTAGGTACGCCGCTAGCCACTCCTCGTCATCCTTGGTATTGATTTTGATGTAAGCGAATCTGCGCTTACGCCATGTGTCGTTATCCGAGGTAGCGGCCTTAGAACTCGAATTCAACCGACCGATCCATGTGTACAAGTACTTTTCTGCCTTAGCAAAATCCTTCGCTGGTATCAGGCGATAGCGAGTTACTCCACAGTGGGCATTGAGGGATGCCCACACGCCACGGAATGACTTCGGAGCCTTACGAACCCTCTGTTCCAGCTCTACGATGTCACTTACCAAGGTAGTTAGCTTCGCTGCCTGCTCCTCGCTGATGTGCTCCTCACCAGGCTTGACCTCGGCCTTTGTGTTAGTCACATACCGTGGAGTGTTGATCATATGCACAGTTGAGCCTGTTTGAGCTGTTCCTACAAACCCGGAGAAGTTTCCGCCGGAAATAGAAACGGCAGATGAGGGCTCAGGGCTCGCGTTCTTCTCTGCTTCAGCCGCGTTGTTCGATTTAATTCCCGTCAGGACGTACTGAACATCTATCCCCAGTCCGGCGGCTTTTGCCAGGAACTCGGCACTCACTCCTCGTTGGCCCATTTCGTAGAGCCGTAACCCCTCTCTCGTGACATCGAGCTGTCGAGCGAAGTCCGCTTGTGAGTATCCCTTTCTAGCCCGCTCCTCGGTCAATCGGATGGCAATGCTCTCGCGGTCAATATCCATGACAACACCTGTTGACAGCCAACAAATGTTGGCATAGCTTCTGTTTGGAATCTTTAAATACACCAGACAAGAGCTTATCAGAAATGAACAAGTCAACCTCTCCCGGAAAAGGTCTGCTAGACCATGTGCGAGCAGGCTTTGTGGCTCGCGGGACGTCACTGAACAAGTGGTGTGAGGAACAGGGAATCCTTTACCCGAACGCTCGACAAGCGCTCATCGGGTCATGGAATGGTCCGAAGGGAATTGCCTTGCGTGAACGCCTGATACAGGCGGCTAGTGACGCCCATGTCTAGTTGGCACGTTGTCAGTGAGCTAGTTGGACTGCCCGGCATCCCTCTCACTGCTCAAGGCACTAGAAAGCTCGCTAGCCGAGAAGGTTGGCAGGGGCGCCGCCGCGAAGGCACCAAGGCCACCGAATACCACATTTCCTGCCTTCCCGAAGCCACTCGAAAGGCGCTGCTGAAACAGGCCGTGAAGGCCGTCGCCGCCCAGGCTCCTGCTGCCGAGCAACTGCCGACGCCGCGCGCGACCAAAGGCAAGCGGGCGATCTGGCAGCGGGCATCCGCCGAAGGCGCACTGACCCACCGTCAGACCATCATCCGCGACGCCCGCCTGCTTGTGGTCAACGTCCTACAGCGCATGCAAAGCCAGGGCATGAACCAGCGTACCGCCTGCATCCAGTTGCTGACCTGGGCGGCGTCCGGCGAGCTGGACCGCAACACCTTGAACGCCCTGGCGATGGGCAACAGCAAGTCCCGCGCGGGTTTGCGCTGGGACGTGGTCATCAGCAACGAAGGCTTCCCGACCGCCGAAGTCGCCCCTGGCCAGGACGTGCAGCGCGCCGCCTGCATGCTGTCCTGCCGCACCCTGGAACGCTGGCTGGAAATGGCCCGCGACGGCGGCGCCGATGGCCTGGCACCCGGCAAGCGCGAGAAGGACATGAGCATCCATCCCTGGGTGCCATACCTGCTGACCGCCATGCAGCGCCCGCAGAAACCGCCGCTGACCGATGCCTGGCGCCAGATGTGCCGCGAGTTGCCGCCGAGCATCCCGGCACCGAGCTACGACTCCGTCTATCGCTGGTACAGCAAGAAATTCAGCAGTCTGGACAAGAAGCGCGGCCGGCATCAGGGCAGTGCGCTTAACCCGCACAAGTACGCCCGCACCCGCACGTCGGAGGGCATGGTGCCGATGCTGGAAGTGCATTCGGACGGCTGGGGTACGCACTTCACCGCGCCGCATCCGGTGTCGGGCAAGTACGTCAAGCTGGAGGTCTGGCACACCCACGACGTGGCGACCCGCTACGTGTTCCGGCCCAGCGTCGGGCTGTCCGAGTCCACCCTAGTCATCATGGGATCGCTGTTCAATGCGGTTGCCGAGGGTGGCGTGCCGGCGGTCTGGCAGACCGACAACACCGGTAGCGTGAAGAACGACCGCGTCAGCTTCGATCCGGCTGCCTCGCTCCAGGCTCGTACCGGCATTCTCATCACCCACAACTTGCCGGGCAACAGCCAGGCCAACGGCATCTGCGAGAACTTCAACAAGTACCTCGACAGCCGCGCCCGCGAACTGGCGACCTACATGGGCAAGGACATGGATAGCCTGGCGCAGAAGCGTGTCCTGAAGCTGACCCAGAAGCTGGTGAAGGCCGAAGAGGTGGACGAGCGCCGCCGCCTGAAGGCCGAGGCCGAGAAAGCCGGTTCCGGCATCCTGGTGGAGTCCTTCGAGCAGGCCAAGGCACTGGTCGAGCAGTGGTGCGACGAGTTCAACCATATGCCGCACGGTGCTCTGCCCAGGATCACCGATCCGCTGACCGGCAAGCGCCGCCATCAGACCCCGGCTGAAGCCTGGGCCGAGCATGTCGCCAATGGCTGGCAGCCAGTGGCGGTACAGGGCGAGGCGCTGCGCGACCTGTTCCGTCCACACGAACGGCGTACGGTTCGCCGAGCCCTAGTGAATCTGTACTCGCAGAAGTATCACCACCCCGAGCTGGAGCACTGGAACGGCGAGGAAGTCCAGATCGCCTATGACATCCATGACGGCGAGCGCGTATGGGTCAAGAGCCTGTCGGGGCAACTGATCTGCGAAGCCAAGCTCGACAGTACCACCGGCTACCGCGCCCAGAGCGTGTACGAAATGGCGATGGAGAAACGCGCCGACGCGGCGATTGCCCGCCACGAAGCGCACATCGCCGAGATCGACCGCCAGCGGCCGGTGCATGTCATCACCCACGAAGCGCCGCTGACCATCCCTGGCCTAGGCGACATCACCCCGGAGCGCCTCAACGCGCAGTTGGCCAAGGGCGTGCTGATCGAGGGCCAGGCCGAGCGCGTGGACACCCGTCTCGACCCCAAAGGCGCCACTGCTGCCGCCGACCCGCAGGCTGCGTTCACCGCCCAGGTGCAAGCCCTGTCGGACTTCGAGCGCTATCAGTTCTATCGCGAGCTGGAAGGCCGCCAGACCGCAGGGAGCGGCGTTTCTGAGCATGAGGCCAAGTTCCTGCGCCTATACCCGCAATCCAAATCGTACAAGGCATTCCGCCGCAACGAAGTCGAGGCCGGCGACGCCCTGCGCCGCCAAGGCTAATACCCAACTGGAGAAGCAACCATGACCAACCTGAACACCCCCACCAACCTGGCCCCGCTGGACATGGCGGAAATCGCCAATATCGGTCTCTGCGACCTGGCCCTGGAGCGTGCGCTGTCGCGTACCCGCAGCCTGCCGGGCCTGGTGTGCTTCTACGGCCCCAGCGGCTTCGGTAAGACCATGGCCGCCGCCTGGGTCGCCAACTCTCGCCGGGCCTACTACGTCCAGGCCAAGAGCCTGTGGAACCGCAAGCACACCCTGAAGTCGATCTTGACCGAGATGGGCATCAAGCCCGCTGGCACCATCCCGGAGATGGCCGACCAGATCGCCGAGGAACTGGCCGCCAGTGGCCGCCCGCTGATCATCGACGAGATGGACCACCTGGTTTCCGCAGGCAGCGTCGAGCTGGTGCGCGACCTCTACGAGTCCAGCCAGGCCGCCATCCTGCTGATCGGCGAGGAAATGCTGCCCACCAAGCTGAAGAAATACGAGCGCTTCCATGGCCGGGTGCTGAGCTGGGTTCCGGCACAACCGGTGACCCTGCTGGATGCCCAGAAGCTGGTCCAGGTCTACAGCCCACAGGTGGTGATCGCCGACGACCTGCTCGGCCTGCTGGTCGAGAAGTCCCACGGCTCGGTCCGCCGTGTCGCGGTCAACCTGGAGAACATCCGCGACACTTCTCTCGACCTGGGCCTGGATCGGATGGACCTGGCGACCTGGGGCGACCGTCCGCTGTACACGGGCGAGGCACCGAACCGGAGGAGCCCGAAGTGAGCCTCGGCAAGAGCCCGGCTCACCTCTGCATGGTCGGGGGCAAGAGCCCCCGCCAGCAGATGTGGGAAGTCATCCGGGCCAACCGCGAAGAGTTCACCGTCTACCGCGTGGCGCGCCGCTCCAACCAACACGATAAGACCGTCGAGAAGTATGTCGCCTGCCTGCGCCTGGGCGGCTACGTCGAGGCGATCCGTGGATTCAAGCGCGGCGAAGAGGTCGTGTTTCAGCTGATCCGCGACAACGGCGTCGAGGCACCGAACCTGAACGCCGATGGCAAGCCATCCCAGCAGGGCTACACCACCGAGGCGGTCTGGCGGACGTTGCGCATCCTCGGTCCAGCGACCCCGGAGCAGATCGCCGCATCGGTGGCGGCCTCTGGCACGACCGTGTCGCCCAGCACCGTTCAGCGCTACTTCATCGATCTTCAGAATGCCGGATACCTGACCCGCAACGGCCGCCACTACGCCCTCAAGCCGGGCCGCTACACCGGTCCACGGCCGCCCATTGTCCAGCGCGAGACGCGCCGCCAGGTCTACGACCCGAACCTGGATCAGGTCATGTGGAGTTCGCACAGCGAGTACCAGCACAACCGGAGTCGTTCGCGGGACGCTGCCCAGGCTGGCGTGGCGGATACCGCAGAGAACAGCGAATCAGGCGGTTGAAGCCGTGATGAAGACGGTGCCGAGGGGTGGCCGCCCCTCGACACCTACCACCACCCGGAAGGAGAGGAGCCATGCAAATGCATGCACAGCAAGGCGGTAGCGCCGCGAAGGCTAGCACAAGCCACCTCCACGGCACTACGAACATCGAGGCGTACATCCGCGACATGGCGAGCCGTGGGTTCAGTCGTTGGGCCGTAAGCAGAGCCCTGGGAATGCACTGGCGGAAGTTCAATGAACTCCTGGAATTCCTGCCAGAAGTGGAGTGGGTGTCGCCTCAGCAGTCATGGGACTGCCTGCGCGCCAACCAGGAGAAGAAAGGCTGCAAACGCACCATGACCGCGGGCTTGGAAAAGGCGGTCGCCGCGATGATGGCCGGGCGCCGGGAGACATACCCCCGATATACCGCCTTCGGTGTGACCGGCACGTTGCCAGACCTCGCGGAGCGTTTCGGCGTTGTTTCTCACCAATCGATTTTGAAGCGCCTGGCAAAGGGGATGGCGCTTGAGGATGCGCTGACCTCTCCCCGCAACGATCCCATCGGTGGGCGCCGGAGCGGGGATAGCCATCCCTGGAGGCAGGCGGAACGCAGCAACTACCTCCGCTGGAGCGAACGTCAAGCCAAGGCAATGCAGGAACAAAAGCAATGACCGTTGATAGAGGTGCAGCCATGCGCCGAGTACTCATCCCCATCGGCATCTTCCTGGCCCTCGGCCTGCTGCTGGTCCTAGTCGGTGATGCCCTGCTGCCGATCCGCCGCCTCATTGCCTGGCAGTGGGGGTGCTAATGGACCGCGCAATCGATCTGTCGGCCTGGGGCGAGCGTCCGCCCGTATTCGTCCAACTGCTGGCCGCTGAAGTGGCCCGCAGCAGCCAGACGAAAGCCGGCGAGGCAATCGGCATGAGCCGTTCGACCGTCAGCACCATCCTCGCAAACCGCTACCCGTCGCCCTCGACGATCCGCGTCGAGCGTCGTGTCCTGGCCGCGCTGAGCCGCATTGAGTGCCCGGCCCTGGGCGAGGCGGTGACCTCGGTCGAGTGTAGCGAGTACCTCCAGCGGCCGGCGCCGCTGAACAACCCCGTCGCGATGCGCTGCTGGAAAGCGTGCCGCGCTTGTCCACGCAACCCGCATACCGCCCCCATGAAACGAGAGGAACAAGGCCATGAGAACCGCATTGCCCTTGAAAGTTTTGACGCCTGACTTGGCCCGGAGCCTGCGCACCTTCAACGACGCCGCCCGGCTGCTCCAGCGCATGGGGGTTCGCCTTCATCGCCTGGAGCCGACAGAGGGGCGCGTGACCATCGCCGCAGACGACGCTCGCCAGCTCCTGGAGAAAGGCTACCTGATGGGCTTCCAGCGCGACGCCTCGGCCGGCAGCACCCGTTACATCACCCGCTTCCAGGGCATCACCCTGGCCTGGAGCGAACCGATCAGCTACCGCGACTTCGCCGGCAGCAACCCCGTAATTCACTGAACAGGAGAACGCCAACATGGCACCGAAGAAACGTCTGAAGTCCGCTGCCGCCGTCTACGTCCCGCAGACCCGCGAACAGGTCATCAGCGATATCAAGAACATCGGCGACCTCCAGCGCGAGCTGGCCCGTCTGGAAACCGCAATGAACGATGAAATTGGCCAGATCACCGAGCGCTATTCGGAGCCGGCCGAAGACTTGAAGAAGCGCCTGGCGGTCCTCCAGGGCGGGGTCCAGTCCTGGTGCGAGGCCAACCGCGCCGAGCTGACCGACAACAACAAGGTCAAGTACGCGAACCTCACCACCGGCGAGGTCCAGTGGCGCATCCGTCCCCCGTCCGTGACTGTGCGCGGCGCCGATGCGGTCCTGGAGCTACTGCGCAGCAAGGGGCTAATCCGCTTCATCCGCACCAAGGAAGAGGTGAACAAGGAAGCGATCCTCAACGAACCCGAGGCCGTCCAGGGGCTTCCGGGGCTGACCGTGAACTCCGGCATCGAAGACTTCGCCATCGTGCCTTTCGAAGCGGAGGTGCAGTGACATGGCCGAGGAAATCAGCATCGACACCATCATGTCGCAGGCCCAGGTATTCGCCAGTGCTTGGGCGCTGGTCGGGGGCACATTCGACGACGGCCACGCCATCGAGAACGCGGAGGAAGCCAAGGCTGAACTGCGCGAAATGCTGGAGGACTTCTGTTCGAACACTGACCTCCTGCGCGTGGCTGAGCTGCTCACCTCTTGGCACCAGAACGGGATGGGCAAGATTGATCAGGCGCTGAATGCGCCGGATACGGCCGAGGTTCGGATTGGCTCGGTCAAGCTCACTGGTTCCCAAGCCATCGGCTTCCGAATCGGCCTACGAGTGGCCCGCCAGTGGCTTGGCACACTCCCGCTATCGCTCACCAAACAGGAGGTGTGACATGGCTGACACCATCGCTTTCTGCTGGGCCTCTGGCTTGATCCAGTTCGGTGACCAGGTGCCCGAGGGCGCCATCGAGATCGCCCGTGGGGACGACCAGGTCGTTCGCGAAATCCTCGTGACCAATTCGCGGCACGCATACGACAACGTGTCGCTCCTGGTTCCGGGCGTACCCGAAGCGGCAAACCAAACCGAGGGCGGAGACGCACTGGAGTGCTTCATCCGTCTTCTCGCCAAGTACGACAGCGCCGCTTTCCAGGTCGCTTATGTGGAGGACGTGTGACATGGCCCGCAACCGCGCGCAACAGCTGTGCATCGTCACCTTGGACTATCAGCGTTTCCTGTTACCCCAGGCCGATGCACTCAAGCTGATAGACATCATGAGTCGAGCCGCAGAGGTTCAGGCCGACTACGCCTCTGGAACTGGGTTCAAGTACACCGTAGGCGAAGCGCCGGAAGTCGAGTTGACGGTAGTGCGCCCCAGTCAATTGGTCATGCCGCAGGCTGAGCCGGCCCCAGCTACACCACGCACTCGCCGGAAGTCTCCGGCCCAGCTCACGCACGATTCCACTCGGCTGCTGGAGGGGCTCTGATCATGACCAAGACGTTCGCCATGTGCCGCATCGACGGCCTGATCGAGCTGCGGGAAGAGCACCCAGGCGAGGGCTATTTCGCCCTTGCCGTGGGCGAGCTGGCCAGCGTGCGGGCGGCGGTCTTTGCAACCGCTGAGCCGCACCAGGTGGGCCAGAAAGTCGCCCGGCGAGTGCCGGGTGTGAGCCCCGACGCCACCGACCGCGAGAACCTGGGTTCCATCGCCCGCTATATCCAGACCCTGGGCCAGCAGGATCGGCCGGGCTTCCGTGCGCTGGGGGTGTGAAATGCAGCAGTCCAACCCCTTCAATCACCCCGGACAGAGCTACGGCGCCGTAGACGTCGATAGCCGACTCCGCGCCGTTGCCGGCTTCGACCTGGAGCAATGCCGCGCCGCGCTCGCGGTCACCGGCCTCCAGAAGATCGTCGAGAAGAAAGTTCGCACCCGCATCCGCCAGCTGGAAAAGCAGGCATCCGCACAGAAGGAGGCATAACCATGGCCCATTACACCATCACCATCAGCGACACCGAGGGCGGCGTCCTCTTCGGCATGAAAGGCCCGCAGTTGCACGATTCCGAAGCTTCGAAACTGGCCTATGCCCTCATGGAGGCCTCGAAGTCCATTGGCCGGGAACTCGCCAAGCTGAACGGAGCTGGTAACGGCGTTTCCTGCGCCTGCGACGAGTGCCTGGCACGCCGCGCTCGCGGCGAGGAACCGGAGCAGGAAATCCACTACATCAAGGACAAGAACCGCACCGTCCATTGAGCGAAACCGCCCCGGCCTGGCCGGGACGGTCTGCCGGACGTGGTGGTCCGGTACTGATGAGCAGCCACCCATGACGAATGAAACCAAGACAGACCGCCAGCGCCGCCTGGCGCGGGAACGCCAACGGGCGAAGCGCGAGCGCGATGCCCTGCGCCGCGCTGCGCTGGGCGGCCGCCGCTTCAACATGGACATGTACCAGGGAACGGCTGATGCACTCGATCTGATCTGCGCGGCCGGTGGCTTCGCCGAGCCGGCCGAGGCGGTCACCTTGCTCCTACACAACGTTGCCGAAATTGCAGAGCGTGACGCGTCACGTTTTGCCGAATTGATCCAAAAGAGAAGCCATCCAGGGAGGACCAAGCGATGAGCCTACGCGCCGTCAACCTCGCAAAAATCCACATCGCCAAGGCCCAGCTGGGCATGGACGATGACACCTATCGCGCATTGCTGGCTCGCGTCGCGGGCGTGCGCTCGGCCAAGGACCTAGGGCCGCGCCAGATCGACCACGTACTGGTCGAACTCCAGCGCCTGGGCTGGAAACCGAAGAGCAACCGGCAGGGCCGGGCGACGCCAAAAGTGCCTCAAAACCGGCAAACCGTGCTGCGTAAAATCACCGCGCTCCTGGCCAGCGCCCATCGCCCCTGGAGCTACGCCGACCATATGGCCCGGCGCATGTTCCAGGTCGAGCGGGTCGAGTGGCTGGACGACAGCCAGCTCTACCGGCTGATGCAGGCGCTTATCATCGACAGGAGCCGCCATGGCCAGGTCTGAGGTGGATCTTCGGGAGGTCCAGGACATGCTGCCGGATACCGTCCGCGACATGGCCGGACGCATAGGACTGCCGGCCACCCTGGTGGTGGTCGAGCAACTCGGCGGCACGTCCTGGCGGATAGCCGAGGGCCGGGCGCGGAGGGGCGAAGCGCGCCGGGCTGCGCTGGCCGAACTAGTGGGCAGCGACATCGAGGAGCAGCTCCACACGCACTATCGGGGCGAAGAAATTTACGTGGCTCGCTGCCACAAGGCGCTGGTACGGTGGCGCGACCTGGAGATCGTCGAGCGCTTCGAGCAGGGCTTGCGTGATGGGCAAACCGCCCGTAGCCTGCTCAGCGATCTTGCCCGCAAGTACAACCTGTCCGACCGCTGGATATGGGAGATTGTCAACCGGCCGAGCGAGCCGGCACCGCAGCAATCCACCCTGTTCCACTAAGCCGGGGCGCAACGCCCCGGCCGGTGTCTCCGCGCCGATCCTGCCTCAGCCGTTGAACCCCTTCCGCTAATCCTGCGTCGCACTCGCCGCCAGGATGGCGGTATGAGCACATCTAGCCCCCCAACGTCTCTACGCAGCCCCCGCGACTACGCCGCCGCCATCCTGGCCGAGCCCAGCCGCGAGCGTCGTAACGCTCTGCTGGAAGCCTGCCCGGTCAACTGGCAGCCGCTCGTTCGGGCACACGTCGAGGACGCCTTCGCGAAGGTCAAGGCGTATCGCCAGATGATGGACCACCGCGCCGAGTCGATCCGGCGCGGCCCGCCTGCTGCTCCCCGCGTCACCGACACCGATTTCCGCATATCCAACTACACCAAGTCCGCCCCGGAGGTAGGCAATGCGCACCTATCCGCAATTCGGGCAGCGCTCGCAACGGAAGCACCAAATGCCTGATCCCGCATCCACCTCGGCCGGCAGCGCCGCGCTGCTGAAAATGTTCGGCATCCACATAAGCGCGGGCGCCCTGGCTGCCGCCCTGGGCTTCCTGGTTCTGTGGCCCCGAACGATGAAAGAGGGGTTCGCCCGGCTGTTCTGCACCATCGTCGCGTCCAGCGTCTTCGGCCCGATCCTGGTGGTTTACCTGCACTCCAACCGCCCCGAGCTGTTCGAGTCCGCCCAGGTGGTGGCCGGGCTCTACCAACTGGAGCCAGCGGTCGGCCTGCTGTTCGTTTCCGCTCCGCTCCTGGTGATTGCCGGTCTGCCCGCCTGGTGGCTGATCGGGGCGGCCCTGCGCCTGTTTGAGCGGGACGGCGATTCATGGCTGGGCGCGTTCGCCCAGTGGGTAAAACGCAAACTGGAGAACAACTGATGGCCCTTCAACCTCGCGGCATCCGCAACAACAACCCCGGCAACATCGTTTGGTCGGCACGCAACAACTGGCAGGGCCAGCTCCCGCACAACCCGAAGATCGAGCCCCGATTCGCCCGCTTCGACACCGCGCATAACGGCATCCGCGCCCTGGCAAAGCTGCTGCTGAACTATCGCAAGGTCCACGGCCTGCGCACCGTCGAATCGTTGATCGCACGCTGGGCGCCGTCCAACGAGAACGACACCCGCGCATATGCCACGGCCGTGGCCCGAGCCATGGGGGTTCCGCCGCAGGCCGGCCTGCACATGGACCAGGACACCCTGGCCGCCCTGGTGACCGCGATCATTCGGCACGAAAACGGGCAGCAGCCCTACAGCGCCGAGCAGATCGCCCAGGCCGTGCGGGAGGTGCTGTGATGCAGCGCCCCAGCGGAATCAGCCTCAGCGATCTGTTCGCGATCTGCCGTGAAGACCCCGGCAATCGCTGGCTCTGGATACGCCTCTATCTCCGCGACCTGCTGGCCCGCGTCGTGATTCTGGCCTTCATGGCAATTGGTGCCGCAGGCCTCGCCTATGGCCTGGGTGGGGCGTTCGCCTACGGCTTCATGCAGACCGTTGCCTCCTACCAGGTCCAGCTCAGCGTCGAGAAATCGCCATGACCTGGCGCGCCGACCTGATTGTCTTTGTGCTCCTGGTGATGATCTGGACGGCCGGCTGGTGGGGCGGTCGCGAGGCTGGCCTGGCCGATGGGCGCGCCGCCTGCGCCGACGCACAGACCCGCGCATATCGCGACGTCCTGGAGCAATCGGCGGCACAACTGAAGACGGTCCAGGACACCAGCGCGGCTCTTTTCCAGCGCCTGGCCAAGCGGGCCGACAGCGACCAACAAACTACTCGGGAGCTTCGCCATGCCCTGGCCGAAACCGCTGCTGATCGCGCTGCCTGCCGCTTTCCTGCTGGCGTCATGCAGCAGCTCGAAACCGCCCGTCAACGTGCCGCCCAGGCCACTACCGGCGGCCTTGGCTCAACCGTGCCCGACCCCAGTGGCGGTGACTGATGACAGCCCCGATGCCGCCGCAATTGCCCTCAAACAACTCTACGACCAATACGGCGTTTGCGCCGGCCTGCACTGGGACACCGTGCGGCACCTTCAAAAGGACTGATCCGATGACCGAAAAGAAAGCCTCTCCCGAGTTCGAACTGCTGCAACGCATCGACGGCCGCCTGGAGCGCTTCGAGGACCGATTCCCGCAGATCGAACGTAAGGCCGTGCTGTACGGCTCGGCGGCCGGCGCGCTGGCGGGTGGCCTGGTTGCCTGCGGCCTGCTCGCGGCGCGTATCAAGCTCGGTATCTGAGGTAGTCCATGGCGCACCCGAAGGAAACCCGCGACGCCCTGCGCCGCGCCTACGTCCTCGACCGCCAGTCCCTGGAGGTCGCGGCCGCCATGTTCGGCGTCTCCTACGGCACCGCCCGCCGCTGGAAACAGCAGGCGGAAGCCGAGGGGGACGACTGGGACAAGGCGCAATCGGCGCAGTTGTTGGCCGGTGGCGGACTGGAGGACGTTGCGCGCCAGGTGCTGGCCGGCCTGGTGACTCAGTTCCAGGCCACCATGGAGGCCGTCCAGGTAGACGCGGACATCAAGCCCGCCGTGAAGGTGCAGCTGCTCGCCAGCCTGGCCGACGCCTACAACAAGACGGTCAGCGCGTCCAAGCGTGTTCTGCCCGAAACATCAGCGCTGGCCACCGCTATGGAGGTGCTCCAGCGCCTGGCCAGCTTCATCCGTGAGCGGTTCCCGCAGCACGCCCAGGCATTCGCCGAGGTGCTGGAGCCGTTCGGCGAGGTCATTGCGAAGGAGCTTGGATGATGGACGTTGCAGTTCTCTTCGCCCGGCACGACAGCATCTACAAGAGCCTGCCAGGATGTGACGTGTGGGACATCGAGCGAGACGCCAGGACGTGGCCAGGTGGTACGCCAATTGTCGCGCATCCCCCGTGTCGGTCCTGGGGCACCTTCCGCCATGTTGCGAAGCCCGTCGATGGCGAGCGTGAATTGGCATTGTGGGCCGTTGACCAGATTCGACGCTATGGGGGTGTTCTAGAGCACCCAGCCAGGTCCGCTTTGTGGAGGGAGAAACCACTGCCAGAGCCAGGTCAGCGGGACGATTGGGGGGGGTGGACCCTTGTTGTATCCCAATGGTGGTGGGGTCATCGAGCAGAGAAAGCGACCCGTCTTTACATCGTCGGATGCGAGCCTTCGGAGCTGCCTGCGATACCGTTTCGTATAGGCCCAGCTTCGCACGTCATTGCCCAGTGCCGACTGCTGCCAGACGGCACTCGAAAGCGGAAAGGACATCCCGATTGGCGACCCGAGGTAAGCGCCAGAGAGCGAGAGGCGACACCGGCAGCCTTCGCCTCCTGGTTGTGCCAAGTGGCACGGCTATGCGGTCGGAGGCACTAACGTGAAAGCCAAGTCCTTCCTTTCCGAGCTGACCGAGCTTGCCGTCCAGTTCCGCCGCCAGATCGAGGCCGAGGTCGCAGGTTTCGACCCCGACCCGAAGGCCAGCGCCGCCCGGCGTGAACGGGCCAGCGCGGACTATGAGTATTTCGCCCGGACCTACTTCCCGCACTACGTGAAGCGCGGTAACGCGCTGCTCCACGACTACCTCTACAAGCGGTTACCCGAGCTGGTGGACCACCCGGACGGCCAGCACGAAGCCATTGCGGCGCCGCGTGGTAATGCCAAGTCCACCCTGGTGAGCCAGATATTCGTGATCTGGTGCGTACTCACCGGCCGCAAGCATTACCCCCTGATCATCATGGATGCCTTCGAACAGGCCGCCACGATGTTGGAGGCGATCAAGGCGGAGCTGGAGTTCAACCCGCGCCTGGCCATGGACTTCCCCCAGGGCGCCGGCAAGGGCCGCGTCTGGCAGGTCGGCACCATCGTTACGGCGAACGATGCCAAGGTCCAGGTCTTCGGCTCCGGCAAGCGGATGCGCGGTCTTCGACACGGCCCGCACCGTCCTGACCTGGTGATCGGCGACGACCTGGAGAACGACGAGAACGTCCGCAGCCCGGAGCAGCGCGACAAGCTGGAAAACTGGCTGAAAAAGACCGTGCTGTCCCTCGGCTCGGCCGACGACACCATGGACGTGATCATTATCGGGACCATCCTTCACTACGACTCGGTCCTGTCGCGCCTGCTGAAAAACCCGCTGTGGAAGCGGCGCAAGTTCAAGGCGATTATCGAATGGCCGCACCGCATGGACCTGTGGGAGAAGTGGGAAGAGCTTCTGCTCAACTCGGACGACGAAGGGGCCGCCGCCCTGGAGTTCTACCAGGAGCGCGCTGCCGCAATGGAGGACGGCGCGATCATCTGCTGGCCGGATGGGCAGCCCCTCTACAAGCTCATGGTGAAACGTGCCCGAGATGGGCACTCGGCGTTCGACTCGGAACAGCAGAACGACCCTGTCCAAGGCGAAAACGCCCCCTTCGCCGCCTGCATCACGTTCTGGGTCAACCGCCTGGCGCAGTGGATGTTCTACGGCGCGTGCGACCCGTCCCTTGGCAAGCAAGGTTCCAGCCGCGACCCCAGCGCCATCCTGGTGGGTGGGTTCAATCGGGAAACAGGCGTCCTGGACGTGGTCGAGGCCGGTATCCGCAAGCGCCTGCCGGACAAGATTATCGAGGACATCATCGCCATGCAGCGGGCCTATCGCTGCCTAGTCTGGGGCGTCGAGGCGGTCCAGTTCCAGGAGTTCCTGCGCACCGAGCTGGTGAAGCGCTCGGCCAAGGCGGGCTGCCCAGTACCTGCCCGAGCGATCACGCCACACGCCGACAAGCTACTGCGCATCGAAAGCCTCCAGCCGCACATGGCCAACGGCCTAATCCGTCTGCACCCCAGCCAGACCGTCCTGGAACAACAGCTGCGCCACTTCCCGGCCGCAGACCACGACGATGGCCCCGACGCCCTGCACATGCTCTGGATGCTCGCGACAACCGGTTTCGCTTCCATGGAGTTCGCCCTGGTAGGCCGGCAAGGGACCGCCAGCTCTGGTGGATTTGACGATTCATTTGACGTAGGTGGCCGCATGGGCGGCGACTGGTAGGAGACGCAACGATGGCCACCATCGTGGATATTTACGGCAACCCCCTGCGAACCCAGCAGCTACGCAAGCAGCAGACCGCGCACCTGACGGGACTGGCCAAAGAGTTCGCCAACCACCCGGCCAAGGGGCTGACCCCAGCTAAGTTGGCTCGCATCTTGATCGAGGCCGAGCAGGGTCAACTCCAGGCTCAGGCCGAGCTGTTCATGGACATGGAGGAACGCGACGCCCACCTGTTCGCCGAAATGAGCAAGCGCAAGCGCGCTGTCCTCGGCCTGGACTGGACCATCGAGCCGCCGCGCAACGCCTCGGCCGCAGAGAAGGCCGACGCGGAGTATCTCCACGAGCTGCTGCTCGACCTGGAGGGCATTGAAGACCTCATGCTGGATTGCATGGACGGCGTCGGCCACGGCTATAGCGCTATCGAGCTGGACTGGTCGCTCCAGGGGCGGGAGTGGTTGCCGCAGGCCTTCGACCACCGGCCGCAGAGCTGGTTTCAACTGAACCCGGACGACCAGGACGAGCTGCGCCTGCGCGATAACAGCATCGCGGGCGAGGTACTCCAGCCGTTCGGCTGGATCATGCACAAGCCGCGTTCGCGCTCGGGATACGTGGCGCGTAGCGGGCTGTTCCGGGTAGTGGCCTGGCCATACCTGTTCAAGCACTACTCCACGGCCGACCTGGCGGAAATGCTCGAAATCTACGGTCTGCCGATCCGGCTCGGGAAGTACCCGCCCGGCACGCCCGACGAAGAGAAGGTGACCCTGCTGCGAGCCGTGACTGGCCTCGGCCATGCCGCAGCAGGCATCATCCCCGAGAGTATGTCCATCGATTTCCAGGAAGCGTCGAAAGGCTCGGCCGAGCCGTTCATGGCCATGATGCGCTGGTGCGATGACTCGATGTCGAAGGCCATCCTGGGCGGCACGCTCACCAGCCAGACCAGCGAGTCGGGCGGTGGTGCCTATGCCCTGGGGCAGGTCCATAACGAGGTGCGCCATGACCTACTGGCTGCGGATGCCCGCCAGCTCGCCGCCACGCTGAGTCGCGATCTACTCTGGCCCCTCCTGGTCCTCAACCGCTCCGGCAACCTCGACGCACGCCGCGCCCCCCGCCTGGTGTTCGACCTCAAGGACCGGGCCGACCTGGCCGCCATGGCAACGTCATTACCGCCCCTGGTCAAGCTGGGCGTCCAGGTTCCGGTCAACTGGGTCCAGGAGCAACTGGGAATCCCGCTGCCGGCCAAGGGCGAGGCAGTCTTGGTCGATCAGGCCGGCGCAGGCATCGCTCAACTGAGCCGGCGCCCTGGTCCTCGCGTCGCTGCGCTGGCCCAGGTGATTGGACCACGCTACCGCGATCAGGAAGCGCTGGACCAGGTGCTGGCCAGCCTGCCGGCCCAGGACATGCAAAACCAGGCCGATAGCCTGGTCGCGCCGCTCCTGGATGTGATCAGCCGCGGAGGTAGCGAGGCAGAGCTGCTCGGCGCGCTGGCCGAGGCATTCCCGGATATGGACGATAGCGCCCTGGCGGATGCCCTCCATCGGTTGCTGTTCGTGGCCGACACCTGGGGCCGGCTCAATGGCACGTTGGATCGGATCGACTGATGGCCACGCCAACCGAGGCCGATCTGCGGGCCATCTTCGCCATGCGGCCGGAGGCCGCCATCGAGTACCTAGAGCGCAAGGGGTTCGCCATTACCTGGAACTGGCACGATGTTGACGCGGCCACCCATGCCCGAGCGCTGACGGTGGCCAGGGCGGCACGCCTGGACGTGCTCCAGGACATCCGCGACGCCCTGGTCGATAACCTGGAACGTGGCGGAACGCTGCGCGACTTCCAGCGCAACCTGCGGCCGATCCTGGAGGCCAAGGGCTGGTGGGGGCGTCAGATAGTGGTTGCGCCGGACGGTGGCGCCGAGGTCGCCCAGCTCGGCAGCCCGCGCCGGCTGGAAACGATCTATCAGACCAACATGCAATCGGCCTACATGGCCGGGCGCTATGCCGCCGCATACGAGGCCAGGGAAACCCACCCCTACTGGATGTATGTGGCCGTCATGGACAGCGTCACCCGGCCCAGCCATGCGGCGCTACATGGCAAGGTGTTCCGCTGGGACGACCCGATCTGGCAACACATCATGCCGCCGAATGGCTACAACTGCCGGTGCCGAATAGTTCCGTTGACGGCGGCCGCTGTGCGTCGCCGTGGTCTGACGGTCGAATCCAGCGTCGGAAAGACCGGCCAGGTGACCGTCGAGACGGGCGTAGACAAGCGGACGGGGGAGATTCGGGAACAGACCCTGACCACCCTGGAGACGACCGACCGGGCCGGTCGGAAGATCCAATTTCGCCCCGATGCCGGGTTCGACGGCAGCCCGATACAGAGCGCCCTGATGGACCAGGTGCTGTACAACAAGGCCGAGCGCACCCTGGGAGCGCCTGCCGCCCTCGGCGAGGTCCAGGACGTGCTCCTGGACCCGGTACGCCAGCGCGCCTGGCAGGCGTTTGTGGACCGCTCCACGTCGCCCCAGGGACAGACGATGTCGGTCGGCGTCCTCGATCCGACCGACATCACCTATGCGGCTGCCCAGGGTGCCCAGCTCCAGGCTGGCGTGGTATCGGCCAGCGACACCGTGATCCGTAACAGCCCGGTCGCTCGCGAGCAGTTGGCGAACCTGCCGCAGCGCCTGGCCCAGCCCGCCATGGTGCTGTGGGAGCGTGGCAGCGAGTCGCTGGTCTATGTCGTCCAGGATGGCGACTCTACCCTGGCGGTTCGGCTGCGCGGTGGCGTCTATGGGCCGGGCCAAATGGAGAACATCAGCCAGGTTACAGAGGTGACGATGGAAAGCATCGACGACGGGCTCGCCCTGGGCCGTTACAGGAGGGTTCGCTAATGGCCAATCGCATCGAGCTGGAACTGGTGGACCGCGAGGTCCAGGAGCGCCTGGCGGCGCTCTATGCGGCGGTAACCGACACTCTGCCACTGATGCGCGGCATCGCTGCTGAGCTGCTGGCCGAGACGGAGTTTGCATTCATGGACGAGGGGCCGGGATGGCCTCAGTTGAGCCCCGTTACCGTTGCAGCGCGAGCGGCGAAGGGGCGCGGCGCGCATCCGATTCTCCAGGTCACCAACGCCCTGGCGCGCTCGATCACAACCCGCGCTGACCGTGACCAGGCGCAGATCGGCTCCAATCTGAGCTACGCAGCTATCCAGCAGTTGGGCGGTCAGGCTGGGCGGGGTCGCAAGGTGACGATCCCTGCGCGCCCGTATCTCCCGGTCCTCAGAAACGGCCAGCTCAAGCCAAGCGCCCGCGATGCGGTCCTGGACGTCCTTCTAGCTGCTCTATCCCAGGGGCGTTAGGGGAAATGAATTCGGACAAGCGGCACATTGTGCCTATTGCGCATTAGGCACAATGTGCCTAATCTAGCGTCATGCCAGCCACAACGGCGAGGCGAACCCAAGGAGAGACACCATGACTAAGACCGCACAAATGATCGCTCAGCAGCACAAAGATACTGTCGCAGCGTGCGAAGCCGCCGAAGCCATCGCTATCGCTAAAGATCAGGTATGGGATGGCGAGGGCTATACCAAGTACACGTTCGACGACAACAGCGTCCTGATCCAGTCGGGCACTACCCAGTACGCGATGGATGCCGACGACGCAGACAGCATCAAAGGCTATGCGGACTGGCTGGACGACGAAGCTCGCTCCGCCGAAGCGTCGGAGATCGAGCGTCTGCTTGAATCGGTCGAGGAGGAGTGAAAGTCATGAGCACCCAGCACACATACGAACAAATCGCTGAAGACTTCCGCCTGTGGGGCGAGTACATGGACCCCAACGCAGAAATGACCGAAGAGGAATTCCAGGCCCTCTCCACCGAGGAGAAGGTCGCCATGCAAGTCGAGGCATTCGGTGCTGAAGCCTGACGCCTCCAACCACAATCCAGACCCGCGCTACCTGCGCGGGCTGCTCAAGAAAGCTGGCATCAGCCAGCGGCGCGCAGCCGAGCTGCTCGGCCTCAGTGACAGGGTGATGCGCTATTACCTGAGCGAGGACGTCAAGGAGGGCTACCGTCCCGCGCCGTATACCGTCCAGTTCGCCCTGGAGTGCCTGGCGAACGACCCGCCATCTGCGTGATCACCTGATCCGCCCGCAAACGCGCTACACGCGCCGAAACGGGGTTAGCCGCTACCTCGCATCAGAGTCGGTGCGTTAACCCCGTTAGAACCCCGTTAGAAATCGTTCCATCGCCATCCGCGTGCCAGGGATTGGCCAAAAGATGGCGCCGGACGGTTTCCGCAGTCGTTGAACCCCTTCCCGTAACCGCCGCGCTCGACCGTCGCCACCATGGCGGCATGAAGAAGAACCGCCTACACGTTGCCATCGCCGCCTGCTCTTTCCAGCTCCCCAAGCTGGAGGACGGCAGCGCCTGGATTCAAGTTACGCCTGCCGGTGAGTTCTGGCCCATGGATGGGCGCCCTATGGATGTGCCGGGCTGGCGGATCGATGCCGCCAGTGCCGCCGCAGTGATCGAGCGCGCACGGTCGCGCAAGACCCCGCCCGTCTTGGACTACGAGCACCAGACCCTAAAGAAAGAGCAGAACGGCCAGCCCGCGCCCGCTGCCGGCCGCTTCCTGGACTTCGAATGGCGCGAAGGTTCCGGCCTGTGGGGGCGTGTCGAATACACCGCCCGCGCCGCGAAGCTGATCGAGGACGGCGAATACCTCTACTTCAGCCCCGTCTTCAGCTACGCCCCGGACGGTACGGTCCTCTCCATCCTCATGGGCGCAATGACAAATGACCCCGCCATCGACGGTCTGGAGCCTCTCGCACGCCGAGCGGCCGCGACCTTTGGCCTCTACCACCCCGACGAGGAAACCCCTGTGGATGAACTCCTGAAAGCCATCATCGCGGCCCTGTCGCTGAAAGAAGGCACGACCGAGGCAGAGGCCATTGCGGCCCTGACCGCCCTGAAGCCGGCCCTGGACGCCCAGGCCACCAACCTGGCCAAGCTGCGCGAAACCCTCGGCCTGGCCAAGGACGCGGACGTCGAGCAGATCGCCGCCGCCACCGCCCAACTGAAGGTCGCCGCTCCCGGTAACCCTGACCCGGCGAAGTATGTGCCCGTTGAGGCCGTCACCCAGCTACAAGGCCAGGTCGCGGCGCTGACCTCTCGTATCAACGGCGGCGAGCTGGACGGCCTGATCAACAGCGCTATCCAGGAGGGCCGACTCATTCCGTCCATGGAGCCCTGGGCGCGTGAATACGGCGCCAAGGACTTGGCCGGCTTGAAGAGCTACCTGGGCCAGGCCAAGCCCATCGCCGCGCTGACCCAACAGCAAAGCGCCGGGCGTACCTCGGTGCCCGCCTCGGTTGACCAGCTGGACGAGGCCGCCCTCGCGGTTTGCTCGGCCATGCAGATCAAGCCGGAGGACTACCTCAAGACCCTGAAAGGCCAGTAAGGAGGCGCTATGACCGCCCTGACCACCGACCGCAACACCCCGCTCCAGGACGCCGAGGTCATCGGCGTGCCGGTAGCGGCAAACGTCCAGGTCTTCGCCGGCGCCATCGTCGTGGCGAACGCTACCGGGTTCGCCGTGGGCGGCAGCACCGCCACCGGCCTGACCTACCTGGGCCGCGCTGAGGAATACGTGGACAACCGCAATGGCGCGGATGGCGCCAAGGTCGTCCGTGTGCGCCGCCTGAACGCCTTCAAGTGGGCGAACGACGGCAGCGTCACCCAGGCGCACCTGATGAAACCCGCCTACATCGTGGACGACCAGACCGTCGCCGCCACGGACGGCACCGAAACCCGCTCCCCGGCCGGCCGCATCATCGGCGTCGAACCGGACGGCGTGTGGGTGGAATAACAGGCTCACCAACGGAGAACCGGACACATGCTGATCAACAAGCAGAGTCTCAGCGCGGCATTCGTCGCGATCAAAACCATCTTCAACAACGCCTTCGGGGCGGCCCCCACCACCTGGCAGAAGATCGCCATGGAAGTGCCGAGTAACACCGGCAGCAACGATTACAAGTGGCTGAGCGCCTTTCCGAAGATGCGCCGCTGGATCGGCGCGAAGGTGGTCAAGAACCTGAAGGCCTACAAATACGTTGTCGAGAACGAGGACTTCGAGGCCACCGTCGAGGTGGACCGCAACGACATCGAGGACGACCAGCTCGGCATCTACTCGCCTCAGGCGCAGATGGCCGGCTTCTCGGCGGCGCAGCTCCCGGACGAACTGGTCTACGAAGCGGTCAACGGTGCCTTCACCAAGCCCTGTTTCGACGGCCAGTATTTCATCGACACGGACCACCCTGTCGGTGATGCCTCGGTGAGCAACAAGGGCACCGCTCCGCTTTCCAACGCCAACCAGGCTGCGGCGAAGGCAGGTTATGGCGCTGCTCGCACTGCGATGAAGAAGTTCAAGGACGAGGAAGGGCGTTCCCTCAACGTCTCCCCCAACGTGCTCCTGGTCGGCCCGGCGCTGGAAGACGTGGCGAAGATGCTGCTCACCAACCCGAAGCTCGCGGACAACACCCCGAACCCCTACGTCGGCACTGCTGAGCTGGTAGTGGACGGGCGGATCGAGTCCGACACCGCCTGGTTCCTGCTGGACACCACCAAGCCGGTAAAACCGTTCATCTACCAGCCCAGGAAGAAGCCGGTATTCGTTTCCCAGGTCAACCTGGATTCGGATGACGTCTTCAACCTGCGCAAGCTGAAGTTCGGCGCCGAAGCCCGCGCTGCTGCCGGTTACGGCTTCTGGCAGCTGGCCTACGGCTCCACCGGCACTGGCGCATAAGGGGGCAGCTCATGGCACGCAAAGCCGCAACTACCGCCAAGCCGACCGCCAGGCAGGCCCGCCAGGCGGCGGGCGATGAAACCCAGCAGAGCGTCGAGGGCATCTTCGTGCGCAGCTATCCGCCGACCTTCCGGCGTGCTGGCTTCGCGTTCACCAGCGAAGGAATCGGCATCGCCCTGTCCGCCCTGACTGAGGCGCAGCTCAAGGCCATCAAGGAAGAGCCCCAGCTGCGCGTCGAGTCCTGCGAGTTCTTGCCGGACGACGTCGGCGGCGAGGGTGAGCCGTCCGCGTCGGACGACGACCCCCAGGAATAACCCACCCCAGCAGAGGGACCGCCCCCGGCCACGGATGGCCACCTATTCATCAGGAGTTCGACATGAGCGACCACACCCTGGCCATCAGTCAACTGACCATCGCCGCGCAGAACGCCGAGCACAACGCTCCGATCATCGAAGCCCAGGGCGACCTCGCCCAGGCCGAGCTGGATCGCCGGGTCGCTGCCGAGTGCCATAGCGCCATCGACGTCCTGGAGCACCAGGAGCCGCAACAGTGAGCTATTGCACCCAGGCCGACCTGGTCGAGCAGTACGGTGAGGCGTCCATTCGCCAGCTGAGCGACCGCGTCAATAAACCCGCAACGACCATCGATCCGGCGGTCGTGGCCCAGGCCATCGCCGATGCGGACGCGGAGATCGATCTCCACTTGCACGCCCGCTACCAGCTGCCGCTGGCCCAGGTGCCTGTGGTGCTGAAGCGCGTAGCGTGCGTGCTGGCATTTGCCAACCTGCACATCCAGGCCAAGGACGACCACCCCGCGATCCAGGATGCCCAGCGCAAGAGGAAGCTGCTGGGCGATATTTCCTCCGGGAAGCTCAGCCTGGCCCTGACCAGCTCCGGCACCCCGGCGCCCATTGCTAACACCGTGCAAATCAGCTCGCAACGCAACGATTTCGGGGGCACCTGGTGAGCACTGCCGAACCGTTCGATTACCTGTTCCTGGAGACGCTCCTGGTCGAGCGCATCCGCGCCGAGGTGCCCGGCCTCCAGGACGTTTCGGGCATCCCCGATCTGGCCACCCTCGACGAACAGCCCCAGGGCTCGCCCTGCGTCTATGTCATCTACCTGGGCGACGGGATCGGCACCGGAGCGTCGCACCAGGGCGGTAGCCGGGCGATTCAGACGGTGACCCAGCACTGGGCGGCCGTGCTGGCGTTGTACTACGCCGACGCCCAGGGCGACGGCCAGGGCGCCCGGCGCGAAGCCGGCCCGCTGCTCGGCCGGCTGCTCAAGGCACTGACCGGCTGGGTTCCTGACCAGGGCGTCACCCCGCTGGCCCGCAGCCCGCAGGCTTCGCCAGTCAGCTACAGCAACGGGTTCTTCTATTACCCGCTGGTATTCACCGCCAACTTTGTCTTCCCGAGGCTCAAGTCATGGAAACCGTAAAAGTCACGATCACTGCTGAGAACCCCAACCACACCCATGCGGGCAAGCCGGTGGCCAAGGGCGACGAAATCGAAGTCACCCGCGCTGCGGCCCAACTGCTGCTGCGCAAGAAGCTGATCGAAAAGGTTCCGAAGTCAGCGCAAAGCTCGACCGTTGCCGACAGCGACAAATAAGCCACCGAACTAGGAGGGTGCCGATATGGCCCAAGTCGAAACGTACTACTACGGCCAGGGTAAGCTGAAGCTGGCCATCCATACCCCTGCCGGGCTGACTCCGTGGCGCTGGCTGGGCGACGTGTCCGCGCTCAGCGGTGCGATGGAAGAAGAGAGGATGAGTCACCGCGAATCGTACTCAGGCTTGAAGGCAAAGGTGCGCGAGTGGGGCATTTCCCCCTCGTTGAACATGACCGCCACCCTGCACAGCGTGAGCGTGGAAAACGTCGCCCTGTTTTCCCAGGGCACCGCCAGCACCATCGCAGCCGGTACTGTGACCGGCGAGTTGCTGCCGGCCGGCCTGGAGGCAGGCGACCAGGTTGCATTGGCGAACCCTGGCGTCAGCGACCTGGTGATCACTGACAGCGCGGGTACGCCCGTCACGCTGACCGAGGATCACTACCTGCTGGAGCCTGCGTTTGGGGCGCTGGAAATCCTCAGTCTGCCGACGTCGCCGGCTCCGACTCAGCCGTTCATTGCCGCCTATGAGTACATGGCCCGCAAGCAGGTTGCGCTGCTGTCGGCGGCTAAGCGCTCCGATGTGGCCCTACGTTACGAAGGCATCAACCTGGCTGAGGACGGCGCGCCGGTCATCATGGAGCTTTACAGGCTCTCCCCCGGCCTGCTCCAGGAACTGTCGATGATCACCGACGGCAACGACGTGGCGGGTATGCCTGTGAGCCTTTCCGCGCTCCGGGACACCTCCAGGCCGGCCAATGGTCCGTTGGGACAGTTCGGCCGCATTATCCAGGTGGGCTAAGCCATGGCGAAGCCGAAGGCGAAAACGGCAGCTCCCGATGGCAGCCTGGAGGTTCTGTTTCCCGACCGTCAACTGACGGTCGGGGGCGTCGAGGTGACCGTCCGCGAGCTGAGTTTCAGCGAGCAACTGCGCCACAACCATCTACTCGCGCCGCTTGGCGACAGCCTGGCCGCTATCCCCCCGCAGAAGATGGACAGCCCGGAGTCGATCAACGTCATCTTCGACGCCCTGGCCTTGCACGCTGACGCGCTGCGCGAGCTGATCGCGATCAGCTGCGGCCAGTCTGTGGACTGGGTGGACACTTTGCCGCCAGACGAAGGTGAAGCCCTGGTGCTGACCTGGTGGGAGGTGAACAGCGGTTTTTTCGTCCGACGGCTCTGGCGTCCGCGCCTCCTGGAAATGGCACTGGCCGCGCAGCGCTCTGGAGCCGAGTCTTCGCCGACCTCATTCGCGCCGGCCACCACCGCGACGCCCTCAACAACTACACCCGGCGACAGCTGATTCTCTTTTGGGAAGAGGCGCAAGCGGCTGAGCGCCGCGAGCAGGCCCGAGACATTAACGCGGTGATGTACGGAATGGTGGGAGGCACGGACGCCACCGCCTTGCTCCGACAGTTGGAATCCTGAAATGGCGAACAATCAGCAGCTGACACTGGCCCTCCGCATCCGCGCCGATCTGAACGACGCCCAGGACGCGCTGCGTCGTCTGAACGGTAATGTCGATGAACTGGGCCAGAGCACCAGGACAGCGGCGCGGGATGCTGATCAACTGAATGCCGCCACTCAGCGCATCGGTGGCGGCATGACGGCCCTTGCTGCCTCCATCAAGGCCGCTGCGCTGGGGCTGGGGGCGCTGTTCAGCATTCGGGAGATCATCCAGACCACCGACGCCTGGACCAACTTCCAGAACCGGCTGCGCCTGGTCACCAGCACCCAGGCTCAACTGGCGGAGGTGACCGCCGACGTATACCGCATCGCTCAGTTGACCAGCTCCGTGCTGGACTCTACCTCCGCCGTCTACCAGCGTTTCGCGCAGAACGCCGACCGACTGAACATCAGCCAGCGGCAAGTCGCGTCGCTGACTGAGACGGTGGCCAAGGCCGTCGCAATCTCCGGTGCCAGTGCCGCGAGTGCAGAGGCATCGCTTAATCAGTTCGGGCAGGCGCTCGGCTCCGGTGTTTTTCGGGGTGACGAGTTCAACTCAGTTGCCGAGCAAACCCCAGCCCTCATGAAGGCTATTGCCGACGGCCTGAGTGTCACAACTGCCGAGCTTCGCAAGATGGCGGCCGAAGGCCAGTTGACGGCTGATGTCCTGGTGGACGCCTTGAGCAACGCAGCAGCCGGCGTGAACGATCAATTCGCCACCCGCATCAAGACCGTTTCGATGGCTGTCCAGGAGCTGGAGAATGCGTTCACTCGCCTGGTAGGTGAGTTCACCAATGGCCGAGGTGCGGGCGAAGCGCTGGCCGGTGCCATTTCCGGGGTCGCCAATGTCATGGACGGCCTGAGCGATAACGCCGAGCTACTGGGCACCGCCCTGGATGCCGTGATGGTGACGGCAGCCGGGCGAGCGGTGGCGGCCATCACCGGGCTGACCACTACCTGGCTCAGCAACGCGGCGGCCAGCCGCGCCGCTGCCATCGCCGCCGCTCAGAAAGCCACGGCCGACGAAGGCGCCGCCGTGGCGGCACAGCGAGCCGCTGCCCAGGAGCTGCAACGGGCCAAGGCCGCTGTCGCCTCGGCAGAGGCCGAGGTGGCGGCCAGCCGCGCCCGCCAGGCCGCCAGCCTCCAGAACCTTCGGGACGTCCAGGCCGCCCTGGTCGCGGAGCGCACGCTGGAGCAGGCCAGGCTTCAGGCGCAGATCACCGATATTGGTCGGCAGCAGTCCCTCGCTCGCCTGGCTGAGCTACGGCTGTCCGAAGCGGCCATTATCAGGCAGGTCCAGGCCGCAGAGGCGGCGCTCGCATCCACGACGCTGGCGTCTTCGGCCGCCGTCACCGCCGCCTATCAGCGTAGGACCACCGCAGTCGCGGCCGCCGCTTCGGCACAACAGGCCCTGACGGTCGCCACGAACAACGCGAATATCGCCTCTGCGGCCGCCGCTGCGGCATCCAGCTTCCTGGCTCGCGGCATGGGAACAGTGACGGCGGTCGGTGGCCGGCTGCTGGGGTTCCTGGGCGGTCCCATCGGCGTTATCTCGATGATTGCCATTGCGGCCACGGCGTTCCTGGACTTCGGTAGTGACGCCGAGTCCGGCATGGACCGTGCCGCCAATGCAACCGAGTCGGCTAGCGTACGCATCCGCAACGCCTCGCGGAACATCATCCAGGCGCTGAACCTGGGTGACCTGAAGACGGCCAACTACGACCAGCTCGGCAAGAGCATCGAGCAGATCAAGGAGCAACTGGCCGAGGCCGAGCAGATACAGCAGCGTGCCGAGGCCCTCCAGGACACGGACGTTCCTACGGTGCCGGGCATGGACCTCCCGAGCCTGGACGAAGCCAACGAACGGGTACAGGCGCTGACCGGAGCCCTGCGCAGGCTTGAGGCAGAGCGAGCCGGCGACCGCTTCAAGAACGTGCGCGAGGGCAAGCAGTACCTGGAGAACCTGGAGCGCCAGAACGAACGCCTACAGAACCTCACCGCGACAGAAGAAGCCCTGAACTACCTGCGCAAGGAAGGTATCGACGCCACGTCGGAGCTGGGTAGGAAGATCCTGGATCAGGCCGCCGCCAACCAGAAGCTGGACGCCACCAACAAGGCCGAAGCCGAGTCCAAGCGCCAGTCTGAAGCGGCGGCGCGCAAGAGCGCTCAGACGTCGGAACAACTGCGCAAGAGCCAGGAGGGCTACGTCACCCAGCTGGAACGCCAGGCGGCCCTGCTGGGTATGAATAGCGCCGAGGTTCGCGCCTACGAGCTGGCCGAGAAAGGACTTACCGGAGCGCTAAGGGCCAGGGCAGAAGCTGCCCTTGCTGCTATCGATGCCGACGAGAAGAGGCGCCAAGCCGATGCCAATGCAAGCGCCAATGCCGACCTTCAGGCCGAGTATCTGCGGGCGACCGGGCGCACCGTTGACGCGGGGCTGCTGGAGATTCGGACGAAATTTGACGCGATGCGTCGGGACTTCGAAAAGGCGGGCAACGACGCCGGCCTGGCCTGGATCGACAAGCTAATCCCCGTCGCCGAGGCCAAGGTCCGTCTGGATGACGTCAAGCAGAAGATGGACGACTTGCTGGCCGAGCAACAGCGAGCTGAGTCATCCGTCAACGTCCAGCAGGATGCCGGCGTTATCAACGAAATGGACGCTCGGCAGCGCATCCTGGACATTCACCGAGCGACCTACGAGAAGCTCCAGCAGATTCGGCCGATCCTGGAACAGATGGCCCGCCAGCCTGGCGAGGTCGGCCGAGCCGCTGCCGAATCACTCGCCCAGCTGGACGCCGAGGCGGCGCGACTCCAGCAGACCACGACGCTGCTCGAAACCACCTTGCGGGACGGGCTCACCAGCGGCTTTACCGACGCCATCAAGGGGCTGGCTTCCGGGACCATGGACTTGCGCGACGCCATCACGTCGCTGGGCGAGGCTGTACTAAATGCCCTGGTGAACATGGCGGCGCAGAACCTCGCGCAATCGCTGTCCAGCGGCATCATGGGGCTGTTTGGTGGCGGCCAGCAGGACACCAGCATGACGACCGGCGCGGCGGCTGTTACCGCGTCGGCCGGCGCGCTTTCGACCGCTGGGGCGTCGTTGCTGACTGGGGCTGCCGCAATCCAGGCCGCCGCCGCATCCCTGGCCGCTGCTAACGGCGTCCAGGGCCTGGGCGCAGCCGGTGGCGCGGCGGGTGCGGCCGGAGCAGCGGCGGGTGGCGGCAGTTGGTGGTCCTCCATCGCTGGAGCGTTCGGTTTTGCCAGCGGCGGCCATGTACGCGGCCCCGGTACGTCCACCAGTGACAGCATTCCAGCTCGCCTGTCGGACTGGGAGTACGTCACCCGTGCCGCCGTCGTGAAGCAACCTGGCGCTCTGGCATTTCTCGAACAGTTCAACCGTTACGGCATGGCCGCACTGGCCGGCTGGGCGAATCCTGTTCGTCACGCAACGGGCGGACGTGCCAGCATTCCCGCCCCCAACCTGCCGGCCCCCGTCCGTGTCGGCGCGAACCTGCCCGAACCATCCAAGAACTTCAGTACCTCGGTCGCCAACTCGATCTACCTGCACGCCGTTCAGGACACGGATCAGATGGCGGCCGAAATGTGGGCCGGCAAGGGAGGCGAGCACTTCCTGGTTTGGCTGAATAAGAACCGCCAGGCCGTCAAGCAGATTATCTAGGAGTCCCATGGCCACCGAATTCGGCACCGCCACGAACCACCAGAACCTGGTCGAGCGCCTCGTCCAGTTCCTCACCGCGAGCCCGGACCTGGTCGCAGCTGGGCAGGCCTACGAGAAGGTTTTCGACAACACCCTTCCCGCGTCGGGCACGGCCATCGCCGTGCGCCAGGTGACCCTGCGCGCCCCCGGCCTGGGCGGCACCGACAGCATCTTCATGGGCATCCAGTCCTACGGAGATACCGCCCTGGACTACTACAACGTCCGGCTCATGGGTGGCACGGCGTTCAATCCTGGAGCGATCCCGCCCGGTGGCGACTACTGGACCGCGTTTGCCAACTACAGCCCACGGGTTCAGGCGCTGCTGTGGAACCAGCCCATGCCGTACTGGTTCTTCGCCAATGGTCGCCGGTTCTGGATGGTCGTAAAGGTCAGCACGATCTACGAGTCGGCCGGCGCCGGCTTCATCCTGCCACCCTGTCCGCCGTCGCAGTATCCGTACCCGCTTGCCGTCGTGGGCTCCTACCGTGGTGACGTTGCAACTCGCTGGTCAGACGTCAGCGACCGGCACCGGGGCATCAGCAGCCCGGTGGAGCGAAGCTGCTATGTCCGCGACCCGGCGGGCCGTTGGCTGGGCTTCACCGTCGCATCGAACAGCAACAACGAATCCGACTACAACAATCGGACCCTGCTGCCGCTGGGCTGCGCCCGCTATGCGGGTAGTAGCGACACTGTGATCAACCAGCTCCGCGACTCTTTCAGCAAGTTCCCGCTGAAAGCTTTGCAGTTCGTCACCCGCGAAACCGAGGGGCGCCGCTACTTGGGCGATTTCGACGGCGCCTTCTACGTGCCGACGCTCAACTCCGGCGCCGAAGACGTGATCGTCGAGGACGGTGTGGACCACGTCGTTTTCCAAACCGCTTGGCGTAGCGGTAACCCTTGGCTCTACGCGATCAGGAAGGACTGACATGGCCTATTTCACAGGAACAGCTAACAACCCGTCCGACCTGCTCGCCAAACTGCGCGTCCACGCCGAGTCGCTCGGCTGGGTCACCGACCGCGCCTCGGCATCGGAATGGCTTTGTCACAACACCGACGGCTACTGGTCGTTCAACGCCGGTTCCAATCAATGGCAGCTCGCCGGCAATACGGGGTTCGACAACGCTTTGGCGTGGAACGCGCAGCCAGGCAATTCCGTACAGAACAATCCTTATTCGTCAAAAGGGCCGACCATCGCGCAGCTCAGCGGCGGGCCGTTCACTCGTTACCACCTGTTTGCTACCGCTGCGTATCTGCACTTACACGTCGAAATCGCGGCAGGTCAGTTCCGGCCGGTGATGATTGGCTCGCTCAACAAACGGGGCGTCGGCTATACAGGCGGTCAGTATGTCTGCGGCTCGTTCATCTATACCCCCGGTCAGGCACTGACAAACAACTGGTCGTCGCATCCGTTCGATGGCTACCACATTCAATACAGCAACAGCAGCTGCATGCTGCGGCTGGACGGCCTCGACGGCGGCCCGTCGCCGGAATGGTTGCCGTTCGACTACACAACGAACGTCCCCCGGCGCGTCGTCGGCCCCGGTCGCGGAAACTACAGCAGTCAGTACCATCCCGACGTGGGGCTGATCGACGCCAGCGCAAACGAGCTGAACAGCTCGACCACCCCTGTGCCCTGCGCAATCTATGCGTTCGGCGCTCAGCAGCGCTCGCGGTACGTGGGCGAGGTGCCGGACTTTGGGCTGTGCAACATGGCTTTCCTCGCGCCTGGTGATCCGCTGGTCGTCGGCAGCGACACCTGGCGCGTGTACCCGCTGCTCCAGCGCGGAACCGCCAGCGATTTCGGCAACACCAGCGCATGGGTCGGCTACTGCTTCCGGGTGCTTGAGTAATGGCGACGTTTCCGGGGTTCCAGGTGCCGAAGCCTGTGGAGGGGATCGTTGCCGGCATCACGCCGAATATCGACGCCCTGGAGCTGAACCAGGACATCAGCCTTGCGGCGGTCGCGGCCTCGACCTGGGCCGGCACCTACGCGGCGCATCAGCCGGTAGATGTGATCCATTCGTCGTACCAGGCTGTCCACCAAGGCGCCCTGGAAGAGACCTACTACAACCGCCTCTGGTTGATTCCGACCGCAATGGAACTGGGCAACGTCGTCAGCACCCAGATACGACCGGCATCAGTCTGGAACGCATATTTCAGTCCGCGCACGCTGACCGCAATCGACCGCGAAGCCGCAGACGGCATCACGCTGTCTGGCCAGGCGTCGCCGCCGCTGGGTTTCGCCGCCCTGGAGGAACGCACCTGGACCGTCAGCATTGGCACGGACGGCCCGCCCGTCGTCAATGCGCGGATCGTCTGGAGACTCCAGGGCGAGCCGGACCTGGTCCTGGTCATCACTGGCAATCGCATCATCGCCTGGACGTTCGCACCGGACTGGGGCGACAGCATCGTCGAACGCCTCAGCGCCTCGACAAATATCCTGCAAAGCGAATCGGCCGTGACTCAGCGCCGGGCTATGCGCCTGGCGCCGCGCAGGGAGTTCGAAGCGAACATGTACGCGGTGGACCGCGAGCGGCAGCTGCTGGACATGGCGCTGTTCGGTTGGGGCGCGCGCATTTGGGCGCTGCCGATCTGGCCTGATATCCAGCTGCTCCAGCAGCCGCTGGCGGCCGGCTCGCTGAGCATTCCGTGCGACACGGCCGGCCTCGACTTCCGCGACGGCGGTCTAGCGATGCTGCGCGGTGAGGACGCTTTTACTTATGAGGTCGTCGAGGTCAAGACGGTGACCGCCAGCGGCCTGGACCTGGTCCGCCCCGTCCAGGCCACCTGGGTAACTGGCTCGCGACTGTACCCGGTACGCACCGCGCAGCTGACCGAACAGCCCACGCTGACCCGGCTGACCGATACCGCGCAGTCTGCGCGGGTGTCGTTCCTGATAATGGAGCCCAGCGCCTGGCCCGAGGTAATGCCGGCGACGACCTACAGGGGTCGGCCAGTGCTGGAGCAGCGCCCGGACGAAAGCGAAGACCTCACCTCCAGCTATCAGCGCCTGCTGTCCACCCTCGACAACGGCAGCGCCATTCCCCGCGTCACCGACGTCGCCAGCACGGCGCTGCCCGTCATCGGCCATCGGTGGATCGGCATGGGCCGAGCCGAGCGGTCGGCGTTCCGTGGCCTGGTCTATGCGCTGCGCGGCCAGCAGAAGGCGCTTTGGGTGCCGACCCACGCCGACGACCTGACGCTTGTCGGAACCGTGTCCCAGCTGGCCACCGCGCTGGACGTGCGCAATATCGGCTATGCCCGTTTCGCCAACGGCCGGCCGGGCCGTCGCGACATCCGCATCGAGCTGTACGACGGCACGGTCTATCACCGCCGCATCCTCACCAGCACCGAGTTGGACGCCGACACCGAGCGCCTGGCCATCGACGCCGCCCTGGGCCGCCTGGTCGAGCCGACCGATGTAGCGCGCATCTGTTTCATGGCGCTCTGTAGCGCCGCCACCGATGTGGTCGAGATTGAGCACGTCACTGATAGCGAGGGCGTCGCAACTGCCGCCCTGACGTTCAAAGGGGTTCGTGACGATGAGTTTTAACAGCCGCGAAAGCTCGCTCGCGGATGGGCAGCCGGTGCGGCTGTACCAGTTCAGCCGTGGAGCCATCCGCTGGAGCTACAACAGCAGCGACCGGGACATCACTTATCAAAACCAGATTTTCCGCACCGTGCCGGGCGGCATCACTGACAACGGGATCATCTGTTCCGGCGATCCGCAGTCCGACCAGTTCGTCATCACCGCGCCGGCCGACCTCGACGTCGCGCTGCTGTACAAGTCCCGGTCGCCGAGCGGTGCCATCGACCTGGTCGTCTACGACATGCACTACGGCGACACCGAGGCAGCGGTTTCCTGGGTGGGCCAGATTGGCGATGTGGACTGGCCGACCGTGGATAGCTGCCGCATAACGTGCGTGTCAGAAGACGAACTGATGGACCAGCCCGGCTTGATCGACACCTACTGCCGCACCTGCACGGCAGTCGTTGGCGACCATCGCTGCAAGGTCAACCTCGTTCCGTATCGCGTGACGCTGACGCCGCAGAGCATCAGCGGCTGGGTGATCTCCAGCGGCGTGGTCGCCGGCTATGTCGATGGCTGGTTTACCGGGGGCTACGTCGAGTGGCAAGTGGACGGCGACAACTACGATAGCCGCTACATCGAGCGGCACGCCGGACCCGATCTTTACATCCTGGGCGGCACCGAGGGCATTCCGGCAGGTGGCCAACTGCGGGTTTATCCAGGTTGCGACGGGCTCGCGCAGACCTGCGACGACAAATTCAGCAACCTCCCCAACTTCAGGGGGTTTAACGCGATGCAAGGCAAGTCGCCATTCGATGGCGACCAGGTCTGGTGAGGTAGGCCATGGACCCGATCACAATCAATCTCGTCATCCTGGCGGCGTCGTTCATCCTATCCAAGGTCTTGGCGCCGAAGCCGCAGAAGCCCAAGCCGACCGCCTTTGAAGACATCGATTTCCCGCGCTGCGACGAGGGTGACGAACAGGTCGCCGTCTTCGGTCAGTGCTGGTCGAAGAGCTGGATGGTGCTGACCGTGGGCAACTACCGAACGAAGGCGATCAAGACCAAAGGGAGCAAGAAATGATCGTTACGGCTCAGCACCTGCATACCGTGCCGACCTGGACCACTCGGCAGGGTTACTGCCACCGGCAGGCGCGGGACTTCTTCAAGCGCCATGGACTGGATTGGATGACTTTCCTACGGGACGGCATCGAGGCCGACGTGCTGGTCGCGACCGGCGACGCGCTCGCGCTCAAATTGGTTGAACATGCACGCCAGGAGATCGCGAATGGGCGCTAAACCGAAGGCACAGACGGTCGGGTTCCGCTACTACTTCGACATCCATTTCGCTCTGGGCAAGAAAGTCGATGAAGTTTGTGCAATCCGGGCGAGTGGCAAAACCGCGTGGAAAGGGTCGATCACCAGCAACGGACAGGTCCGCATCAATGCGCCTGAGCTGTTCGGTGGTGACAAGGGCGAAGGCGGCCTCGACGGAACGCTCGATGTTCTGTTTGGCGAGGAGGACCAGGGCGTCCTTCCGCGCTTGGCGGCCATGCTCGGCGGTCTGGTGCCGGCGTTCCGTGGCGTCACCACGTGCTTCTATTCCGGCCTGGTCACCGCCATGAACCCCTACCCGAAGACCTGGGAGATTCTGCGCCGAGGCGGCAACCGCCTGTGGGACGGCAACCCCTGGTATCCCGAAAAGCAATTTATCTGGCTCGCGGACGGTCAGATCAAAGCGATGAACCCGGCGCACATCCTTTATCTCGTCTACACCGGCCGGGACTTCCGGGGGCTGGCCCGCACGCGGATGGACGAGGCGAGCTGGCGGGTCGCTGCCGACAAGCTGTATGCCGAGGGTTTCGGGCTGTGCTTTGAATGGACCAGGTCCGACACGTTCGCCAACTTCTGCGAGACGGTGAAATCGCATATCGGAGCCGAGGTCTACCCGAACCGCCAGACTGGGCAGATCAGCATCCGGCTCCTGCGTGACGACTACAACGTTGCTGACCTGCCGCTGTTCGACGAAGACAGCGGCCTCCTGGAGATCACCCAGGAGAAGACCGGCTCGACGTCGCTCGCGCCGAGCCAGCTTATCGTGAAGTACATCGACCAGACCGACGGTGCGCAGCGCCAAGTCATCGTCAACAACAACGCGGTCGCCGCGTCGCAGGGGCGGCGGTCGTCCGAGGAAGTCGAGTTCCTGGGCGTGCCGACTGGCGAGCTGGCCGGGCGAGTCGGTGAGCGGGAAATGCGTCTGAAGACCACCGGCCTGAAGCGCTATAAGGGCGTATTCGACCGCCGTGCCCGTAGCCTGAACCCAGGCCAGCCGTTCCGCATCCGTTCGACCCGGCGCGGCATCCCTGAAACCGTCGTCCGGGTCGGCCGGATCGAGGACAACTTCCTCGGCGACGGCAAGATCACCCTGACCGTCGTCCAGGACCAGTTCAATCTGCCGGCGACTACCGGCGTGGCACCACCGCCACCGGGCTGGACCCCGCCCGACCGGACGCCTCGGGCGGTCACCGTGCGGCGTCTGATCGAGGCGCCATATCGCGAGCTGGCCGGCGTGATCGATCCGGCGAATCTCCAGCTCCTGGACGTGAGCGCGTCCTACCTGGCCGCGCTGGCCGAGGCGCCGACCAGCCTGTCGCAGAGCTACACACTGACCGACCGCGTCGGCAGCTCTGGCGCGTTCGTTGATCGCGGAACCGGCGACTGGTGCCCGACCGGACTACTCGCCGCCGAGCTGCCGCTGGCGGCCGGCCCGAACGTGGTCACGCTGACGAACGCCAGTCGGCTGGAGGACGTCACTGTCGGCCAGGCGGCTGCGGTGGACGACGAGATAGTCCGGGTCGATGCGGTCAACTACGCCAGCGGCGCGGTCACCCTCGCGCGCGGCTGCGCCGATACCGTACCAGCCAAGCATCTGGCCGGGGCTCGGGTCTGGTTCTACGACACGTTCGAAGCGGTGGACGAGACGGTCTACAGCCAGGGCGTGACGCTCCAGGCCCGGCTGCTGACCAACACCAGCGAGGGCCAGCTCGCCCCGGCGCTGGCCGCCACCGACAGCCTCACTCTGACCGGGCGCCAGGGCAAGCCGTATCCGCCCGGCCAGTTCCGAATCAACGGCAGCGCGTACCCGACGAAGGTCTACGGGGCGCTGTCGGTGAGCTGGGCGAAGCGCGACCGCATCGGCCAGGCCGACCAGTTGATCGATACCACTGTCGGCAACATCGGGCCCGAAGATGGGGCGACGGTGACGCTCCAGGTCTACAGCGGCACGACGCTGAAGCGCACCTATGCCGGCCTCACATCCAGTAGCTGGTCCTATCCGCTGGCCGAGGACATGGCGGATGGTCCGCTCCAGGACGTGCGCCTTGTCCTGCGCAGTGCCCGCGACGGCATCGATTCTTGGCAGCAGCACGACATCACTATTGAACGCCACGGCCTCGGTTTCCGGCTGGGCGAAGAACTTGGAGGCGTTTCCGCATGAGTCTTACCATGGGGCCGAACACTGGCCTACTGATCAACGGCGCACCCGGTGAGGGGCATTACAGCGAACTGATCCGCATGTTGCGCTGGGATGACTTCCTGCGCCAACCGGTCGTCAAGGGGCGCGTCGCCGCGCTCCCGACCAGCGGCCAGGTCGAGGGCGACACTTACATTTTTACCGGCAGCGGTGCGAACCAGAACCGCCTGGCGCGCTGGTGGGCAACGGGCGCCACCACGGCAATTTGGGAGTACATGCCGCCACGGCTGGGCTGGCGTGTCCAGGTCGCCAACGAGACAACCCCGGCAGGCCAGGTTAAGACCTACGAGTATTCCGGCAGCGCCTGGACTGAGCTGGTAGGCGGGATGGCCGACGCGCCGAGCGACGGCAGCAACTACGCACGCAACAACGGGTCATGGGGCAAGCTTGGGACCGCTGCCGTGGCAGACCTCAACGGCATGCCGTTTCTCAATCTGATGCCCGATAGCGGGCGGTACGCAGGCAGTATCAACCCGCTAATCCTGCGATTCACTGAGGCTTTTTCCAGTACGTTCCTGACGCCATGGAATGGCGCGTCAATCGCTGACGGCGGAAAGTACATCTACGACAACACCACAAACGGCGGGACGGCTGGCAATCTGAATCAACGTGTCCAGGACTTACTGGTGGCGATGGGGCGGTCCAGTGGCAGCTTGGCGCGCTATGGCGTGGAGTTCTATACCGCTGTGCTGACCGCTGGCCCCAACGCAACGACCGGCTCTACGGGCGCCGACGGCACGACCCGTTATCTCCAGATGACGAACTCGTCGAGGGCCCTCTTCATCGCCAACGGCTGGTGTACTGCGGTTCTTTGGATACGCGCGGAGGCCGGATCGCTTCACTTCATGCCGGCAACGGCCCCGACGACTGACTACAAGATATGGCTGAATGGTGCGCCTGTACTGCCGGGGCAGGTGCTGACCCCGGCCGATGGATGGAAGCACGTCAGGATTTCCAAAAAGAGCGCGCAGGGCTACGACAACGGCTTCCCGTTCCTCTATATGTCGCTGGGCGCCAGTGCAGCTATGGCCTGTCCGGCATTCTTCGGCGGCCTGGTCGATCCCGGCATCCACGTCGCGCCTATTGCAACCGTCAACTCACAGAGCGCATGACAATGACGAAACGAGTTCTATTGAAAGGCGAGTTCTTCGCAGAGTGGGCCGGCTCGCTGGACGAGGCCGCCGCACTCGCTGGCGTCCCGGTCGGCGACCTGGCGTTCCATCCCGACGACCTCCTGGCCGAAGTCCAGGAGTTACGCCGCCAGGCCTATCGCACCGAGTCCGACCCGCTGCGCCTGGAGGCCGAGTTTGACGCCATAGCCGCTGGCACCGAGCCGGACCTGGAGGCATGGGTCGCGGCCGTGCAGGCGATCAAAGAACGCTATCCGCTCCCCCAGTCCTAAGCGTTTTGATAATTGTGACCAACGTCGCCTTTTTGCTACGGTCCCTAGCTGATGTGCGGAGTAGATAGGGATGTTGGTATGGACGAGGTGCTTAGACGGAGGCTGCGGGCGGAGCTGCTGGAGGTGGGGTTTCTCAACCAGTGCTGCCTTGATCTGATGGAAGCGATGGAGGCCGAGTTCAGCCTCACCGAGGACCAGCGCGAATGCATTGAGCAGCTCGGCCGATTCCTGCGGGAGGGCATCGGCAAGCTGACCGCTCTGTCTGAGCGGGTAGCCGATGGCGATATCGTCGTGCTGTGCTGA